TAGCTTTTGCATTTTCTTTTATAGATTCTCCAAATGGAATTTGAGATAGTAAAACATCTTTAAATGATTTACCAAAAGATTCCATAGCGCCTTCAAAATCTCTATTAAATAACTTTTTAAATCCAGTACCAGCATTTGTAAACCTACCAACAAGACTATCAAATTTATCTGTAACATTATCTTGAAAACTTTGCCCAAAAGATTTCATAGATGCTTGAGGGTCATCAAAAACAGACTTCATTTTCTTTCCTACATCATCAAAATTATCTAAAACTAATTTTACAAAATCATTTGTAACTATTGATATAGCCTCCATTGTTACATTAAATGCATCTAAAAACTTTTGATTTTGAGATAGAACATCTTTTATTTTAGCAAATGCAGCAATTAGTAATCCAATACCAGCAGCCTTTAAAGCATTACCAATACTCTTTATACCTAAAGACGCTTTTTTAGAAGATGATTCCACATTCTTTAAGGAATCAGCAGTATCTTTATTTGAATCTACTATTTGTTTATTTAAACCTTCAATAGATTTCTTTAAATCTTCAATCTCACTTGTAGCTTTATCTGTTTTAGCTACTAAATCAATTACTATTTTTTCCATTTTATTTCTTGTTTTTGTCTTTTAAATACTTCTTTAAAACTATCTGGAAACTTATTTTTTCCTTTTGCTAATTGTACAATCTCTGCATTGCAATCTGTATCTTTCAACAATTCTAATATTTCTTTTATCATTATGGTAATGTATTAACTACTAATGCACTAGATGGCGTTGATTCATTTAATAAAACATCAAATGCAACTACTGTTATTGAATATGATGTTGCTGGACTTAATCCAGTAATAGTATCTGAATAAGTTGATTGTAAAGGTTGTGCTAAAGACCCACCAACTGATATACCATTTGCATAAATAAGATAATAAGACATTGTAATATTATCTGGAGATGTGCTTGGATTCCAAGTAATAGTAAATGATGTACTTGTTATATTTGATGCAACCAATCCAGTAACTTGTGTTGGAGTATTACCAGTTGATGTTAATATTGATGTAACGTCATTTAATAATTCAAAGTCTGATTTACCAGTTTTTAAATTAGTTTTTATTGAGTTTATTTTATAAGCATTTTCTCCAAATTTTACTAAATCATTCAGCTTTAAATTATAATAAAGACCAAATGGTAAATAAGCACTTACTTTTGTTATTCTTCTTCTTGCATTAAAAACATCTTGAATATAAGTTTTGTAATTAGTTTCAAATAAACTATCTGTAAAAGCTAAAGGGTCTACTGCTGGTTGATTTGCTTGATACTCGTTTATCTCATTACCAAAATGTATATTAGATTTACTTGCAGTTGATGTTAAAGCCAAAGCATTTGATGGAATATAGTAATCCGTAATATCATCAATGCTACTTGTTTCTGTATCTCTTATTCTTATACTTGTTTCGTTTGATAGTCTTATAGCATAAAATAATAAAGGAGAGCCAAAATAAGGCTCTTGGTTGTCATCTACAAAGTAACCCCATTGAACATCTGTTGCACTACCTCCATCTACATCATAAAGCCTTTCATATTGCATATGCTCAAAAGGTAATTCTAGTTTATAAGATTTACTTGGTGCATCAAATATATCTGAATTTAAACTATAAGATAAAGACCCCCATTTTTGATTGTTTAACTGCTCAAATTGTTTAGCTAAAAAAGTTCCTAAACCTTTGTATGTAAAATCAATGTGTTTAAAAGGTAATGCTACATCAACAGTTGAATTTTCTGTATCTATGTATTTACTTATATCAATTGGTGTTGTTGAGCCAGATGCATAATAACTATCTAAAGTCTTTACAACAATAACTCCATCATTATCTACATAAGCAGTTAAATTAAACATTTTAAAAAGACTAGTTAAAAAATCTATAATAGTCATTTTAGGCATCTGCTCTTGAATATTAAATTCAGTAAATGCAGTTGTAGCAAATGGAGATGCATTTGAATAAACCATTTGTCCATTTTGCCCAAAACCTAAACCTCCTTGCGTCCAAGATACAGTCCATTGAATACTACCAGCTGCAAACGTCATATTTGTTGATGATGCAATTTGTACTGTGTATGTACTATTATTAAAAGGTACTATTATTAATTGTTTTGCTCCAGTACCAGTTGTTTCTCCTACTATTGTTGAGCCATCTCTGATAACTCTAATTGTATATGCATCTGTTGTATTTGGAGGTGTTACATTTAAATTTAAAAAAGATATGCTATAAGGAGATTGAGCAGTCAATGCTAAAACACCATTTAAAACATTTGATGTTGATGGCTGACAATTAGTAGTTGGCACACAAACAGTTGTTCCTAATTCTGTTACTTGTGTAAAGTTTTGTAATACTTGTGCTGGTGCATCTACGTGTCCTTTCTTTCTATGTAACCACAAAAACAAATTATCAAATTCGTCATTTGTATCATCATTGAAAAAGTCATCAGAAAAAGTTAATGTTTGACCACCAACAAAAGATTCTGATTGAATAGCATCTATTATTGCTTGTACTTTTATTGCATACTTAAACTGATTCCATTCAACACCATTTTGATTGTGTGTACCAGTTCCGTGATGTGATATATTTCTTATACCTAAATCTGGGTTAGGAGGAAAATTAACGTGGCTTCCACTATCGTAAATTAATCTGTTTGTATGTGTGATTAAAGGTGTTATAATATTACCATTTTCTTTAGCAACTTGCATTGCACTTGTAACATTACTAAAATTATAAATTTGATTATAATCATTTAATTTTTGTAAAGATGATAACTGACTATCAGCAAGAACGTCTTTTAGGTTTATGGTGTTTCCAAAAAAAGTAATATTGTATGTATGAGGTACATTATTCTTTAACTTAACACCATTTAGTTTTATCAATCCCTCTTTAAAAGAAAGATTGTTTAATTCTAATGTTGATTGTTTTTTAATTCTTGCATCATACCCTTCTCCAATACTAAAATCATAATAGTGTTTAAATATTTTATTATTTGTTTTTGATGCTGGTATTGAAAACGTTCTTGTGAATTCAGTAAATATTTTACTGATGTCTTTTACATTCTGAATAGATTGCGTTAATACAACACTTTCATCTTCAAATAAATCTACTCTTTGACCTTCTATGTATAGTTGTATTTTTTGCATTTATCTTATGTCATTTAAAACATTGTAAGAATTTTCAAACTCAATTGTATATTCAACTAACTTATCATTTAAGCTAGTCTTGTATGTAATATCACTTGTCTTTATATTGATTGGTAATACTTGTTCGCTTGTATCTGTTCTATTTGTTATCCAAACCTTTTCTGATAGCATCAATTGTTTAAATACCTCATTATAAGATTCACTTAAAAAACCACTACTTAACGTCATTGATTCGTTTGCAGATATATTAAAATCTCTTTTTGTATGTTCGTAAACATTATAAGATTCTCCTTGTTGAAGATTTAATATATTTGATTTATAGCTTTCTCTTTTGCTGGTCATTTTTTCAACCATCTTTTTAAAGAAATACATATCTTGTAATACACCAAACTTGTTTACAAAGGTTATTTTCTTTGGCTCGTATCTACATTCATCAATAGTTTTTACTTTTATAATATCAAGTGTTCCATCAGTATTACCAATATGTATAGTATCTACTTTACCAATACTTAAAGTATTTAGATATTGTGATATACATTTATTGTTTTCAAATATTCCATTGGTTTTTACAATTCTTGATTTAAACGAATCGTATGCACTTATTCCGTTTATACTAATATGTGCTATTTGTTCTGTGGTTAATACAGAGCCACCAGCATTGGTATAAGTACCAACAATTTCTCCATTTCTTAAAAAAGCAATATTAACTTCTTCTCCGATATAAAGAGGTATTCTATAAATATTATCATCTAATGCAAACACTTCTCTGTTACTCATTAAAAGATTCTTTCCAGTATAAGAATAAAAACTACCTTCTTCAAAATAAGAATAACCATCTATTACTAAATCAGTTGATGTTGCTTGTGTTAATTGACCACCATTTGAATTAAAAGATGTCTTTGTCATTCGCACCCACTTACAAGTATGAAATTCATCAGCAGCAAAATAAAATCCAGAAAACTTTATATCTAAATAATCTCTAATTAATTCAGATACTTCAAAATATATTTTAGCATTTCCAGGTATCAATTGTTTTCTTAAAGAATATTGAGGTGTTCCACTATAACCAGTATTTTTATTCCCAGAATATACTTCAATGTCTAATGTAGCATAAGCTATATTTACATCTGATAATCCTACAAAGTGAGGAGTTCTTGTATTAATTATTGCCATTTGTTGTAAATTTTAGTAGTTCTTCAACATCTAATTGATATGCTTTTATTATGTCTTTGTTTAAATTAGTAAATGCTTTTTTAAATGGCTTTGTAAAAAACAAACTTGGTTTAATACCTTTGTTGTAAATACTTCTTGCTATCATAAATTGTAAAGACTTTCTTGATATAAATTTACCATCTTTACCTCTTACACCTTTTAAACCTTTTCTAACTATCCACTTATCCATTTTACTTGGAGGTGGCATTTTGTTTGTATAACTATAAGGTGTGTTATATTTCTTCTTTATACCACTTACTCCTTTGTCTTGGAATACACCATAATCTTCCATTAAGAAACTCATAGAGAAACTATTTGGACTTACGTTTAAGTCATAGTCTAAACTATTATAAAGTGCTTTAGAGCTATTCTTTTTACCTCTTGTTAAGTTTGCCTTTGATTGTGTTATAACATACTTTGCAAATCTATTCAGCTCTTGTTGTACATTCTTTAACATATATTAATATCGTTATTTACAAGAACATCAAATGTCATTGCCCATCCAGCTAATTCATTTTCAAACCTATCATAAAAAGGCTCTAAACTCGGTGTGCCATCTAACTGATATAAATCTTGGTGTAATGTGCCTCCTCTTAATACTTGTGCTAATTTATTAAGTACTGCTAATTGAGTATTTAATATGTCTTGCTCATTATCATTACCTCTAAAAATATCTACAACTGTTTCTTTCGAAACATCAACAATATCCATAGACAAAACAGATAAACTGAAACGTAATACATTATCTTCGTTATTTACATTATTTACTATTATGTGTGATAAAGGAAACATTGTTTGTTTACTTAAATCAATCTTTGTTATATCTCCAGTTGTTACATTATTAACGTTTACATCTGATAATAATTGATTCTTTATTGTTTCCGTTACTTGATAAAAACCCTTCATTAGAATTTACTTTTTATTTGTTTTGCTTCCAGCTCTGCTTTCTCTTTCATAAATGATAACATTGTAAAGCATCGATGAACATTTAATTTAGTGATATCTTCAAATCTTGTAATATCTCCGTTAGCGAGACCATAAATTGACTGATACCATCCCCATTTGTTTCCGAAATTAGCTGCTCTTGATAAGCCTCCATCTCCGCTTGATTGCTGGAAGAGAGTATCGTATGCTTCGACAGTTCCATTCCTAAATTGTAAAAAAAAAACAAAGAACCAATTGCTGCATCTAAAGGCATATCTTTCATCTTCTCTGGATTCTCTACATTGTAATCAACTATATTATATTTACCAGATTTCTTTATTTTTATTTTTCTGTATAATACATTCATTGCAATGTGCATATTATTCCAATCACTTGCACTACCATCTAAATCTACATATTCTCCTAAACTCATTTCGTCTAAGTCTGGTATAAATCCATACTGAACACCATTCATTGTAAACTGTTCTACTCTTTTTGGTGTTTGACTTAACAACTCATTAAGTATATCTATAATAGCAGTAACACTACTCATCTTTAATTTGTAGCTATCACTTAAAGGTATTCCACAAAATATTTCTATCATTTTAGCATTTAAGAAATTACCTTCTGGATTTTCTTCTGCTATCTTTAAGAACTTTTGATATTGTCCTAATGTAACTTCACTTAATGATGTTGGTACGTTTATTTCAATCTTCATATATATATAATACTATTATATTAATGTCTTATAAAAAAGCCTATACATTTTTCATATAGACTTGTAAGTAATAAAAACTGGTTTGGTGTTTTTGGTTTCAATATTCTTATTTGCTTATTTGTTTTATGATGTATAAAGCATTGAATAGTAGAAATCATTTCCTCATTACTCATTATCTTATATTGTATTTACCTTTGTTTGGACTACTTAACTGTGATGTAATTGCATAACGTGCTGCATCAATACAATGGTTAAAAGCATCAATTGGTTTATTGATAGTGTTACCCTCTCTGTCTTTCATCCAACTATAACTTTGTAATTCTTTAATTAGGTTTTTACTTGTTGAGGTTACATAAATATCATTTTGATTTATTAAGTTGATACCATACACAATTGAATCTTTACCTTTTTTAACTGGCATTACTTTATGTCTATATGTTCTTAATTCTGCAATTGATTTTGGTTCTGCTGAATCTGCATATATTATATCATCTATATTAAGTTGTTTAAGTATGTTTGATATATCTACGTTTAGTAATTTAGTTTGATGTATAACCTCATCTAAAATATAAGTGTTATTATATTTATATAAACCAATTAATGTTGTTGGGTCATTTGTATAACCAAAGTCCATTCCGTAACATAATAACCTTGCTTCTGTTGGTAGTTGTTTAATCTCTTTCCAGTCTGGAATACATACACCATCTAAACTTCCTATTTGTCCAAGACCATATACTTTCCACCAATTGCTCCAATAAGTACTTGTCTTTGCTTTATCTCTTGCAGACTCAATATCTTTTACAATAGTTTCTGGTAATGCTTCATTGTCTTTATATGTTAATGTAATAAAGTCTGCATCATCATTTCCTACAACTTCTTTATGCGCCCAAAAATTAGCAGTTGGATTAAAGTCAATCCATATATCGCCAGATGTTCTAATACTTAATTGTGTGTATGCTTCAAAAGGTACATTGTTTGCTTCGTTCACATACAATACGTTTCTTCTTGCACCTCTTAATTTGTCTGGTTGTTCAACACTAAAAAATTCTATGTAACTACCATTTGTAAATGTGTACTTTAAAGCAGACCTATTCCATTGATTATCTCTAAATCTATTTGTTGCCATCATTATTTTTAAGAAATCTTTCATAGCACCTCTACGTAAATGAGGTATAGATTCAGATACTACACTTGTTTCAAGACCTGGTGTTCTTATACATCTGTCAATAAGTATTGGTATAATACCAAATGTCTTACCAGCTGATGTACCACCTTGAATTACTTTCTTACGTTTTTTAAGTGCGTGAAGCTTCTTTATTGCAGTAGTTGTTTGAAACATTAAAGATCAAATAAAGGTTGCTCAGATGTTATAGAAATGTCCTTGGTTTCTTTTGGTTTACCATACATGTAGTTCATGTATAATTGTATTGCTTTAAAATCACCTTCATCAATCATTCCTTTTAATTTTATAATTGCTTCATCTTTGTCAATATGTTTATTAAGCATTTCAACTAATTGCATTTCTTCTGACTTAGACTTTCTACCAGCACCTTCTCTTTTTCCTCCTCTTTTATTTTCTGACATTTGAAATAATTTGATTATTCATATAATTATATAATAAAAAAAACCTAACATTTTACTGCTAGGCTTTAAATTTATTTATTGATTAGTTTTATAATAACTTCTCGTTCAGTTGTTCAATCCAGTTTCTTAACATTTTCTTATTACAAGTACAGGGTTCACTATACTTATGATTAAAATACTTTGAATGTAGTTTACACATTATTTTAAAATCTTCATTTGACATTGTTGACGTTATTCTTTGTTTTACGCCTTGCCAAATAATTTTATCTTCTACCATAATTGGATATCATTTAATTGATCTTGTCTTTCTTTGCATTTACAATTTGGATATAATTTTTTCCATATCCATTTGATACCAGTATAATATGTAATGCGCTCTATAAAGTCTCCTAATTTCATTCTTCTAATTTTTCTTTTAATTTGTCTTTTACTTTTCTATATGTGTTATATAAAGAATGGTATGTAATATTTGTTTTCTTTGATAGTTCTGTTATTGAATCTCCACTCTGTATAAGGTTATATACTTTTTTATCGTACCAATGTAGTTTTTTAATTTCTTGTTCAATTAAGTCGTTTGCTGATTCAAAGTCTACATATTCTCCACTACTTAGATCTACAACTAAGTCAATTGGTATTTTGTTTTCTTTTTTTTGTTTATTCTTTAATTGTAAAAAAGAAGTTCTTAATGTTCTATAAATATAATAGTAATTTACTTCGTCACCGTAAGATATATCTAATCCTTTTTTAAGCATAGTACCTATAATAAGATACATTTGAGAGACAATATCTTCTGCCTCTTTTCTATTGCATCCAAATTTTAATGTTGTATTTATCCACTTATTATGGGACTCAAATACTTTTTCTAACATGTATTACTGTTTTTCTAAAAGTAAAAAATATATTTGAATATAAAAAATAAAAGATATTAACACTAAGAAAAGTGTATAGTTACCGCTTCTACATCTAATTATTATTTTGCTAATACTATTTTATATATTAAGCATATACAAAAATAATTGTTTACTAAATAAAAATATAATTATATAATAATTCTAGAATGACAATTTAAAAGATTTGTATAGTTAGTTTTGTAATTTATAATGATTTTAAATTAATCACAAAACACATTAAAACGTGACTTGTATAACTGTTCTATACAATTAAAAAAGACATACAACAATAAATATAAGTAATAGGGGATTAAGAGGCTTGCTGCATTTAAGTGCGAATTTAACTATTTAAGCACCTCTTTGTTTTATGTTTTTTCGATTCCCCTAATACTCATATTATAACCCGTTACCAATGCATTCCTTCCATTGATGTACTGCTTTCTATTATTTCACACTTATCTCTTGACTTCCATTCCCAAGATTTTATTCGCATATTTACCATTTCGTATATTTCATCTCTTCTTTTATCAGGCACAGTGTCTATTAATAACTCTAGTGCATCCTTTTTTTTGTTTAATATAACTTGTTTAATTGATTTAGTTCTGTTCTTTAAACGTTCCAGTTTAGCTCGTTCTTTCTTTATTGTTTCTTCTTTTTTATCATTAAAATAAATATCATATACATTTCTAAACCTTGTAAAATTATCATAATATACATCTATCTTTTTTAAAGCATGAAAAATACTTGACCTGTTTCTTGATATTCCTTTTTCTGCAAACCAGTCTGATATCATTCTATCATTCATACCGTTTAGTTCATTTAATATTTTATATAGTAATGCTCTAAAGTATGCTTTGTCATTTGATCTAGATTTATCAAGTATATCTAGTTTTGTTATTTCACAAAAATCATTTGCTAATTCATCTGCTGCTATTCTATTATAATTATATCTCATCTTCAGCTACTCCATTAAAAGTTAATATTTTATCTGATGTTTTTGTTAGTGTTTCTTTGTCTAAAGTATATGCTTTACATATTTCCTGTATTTTACAGAAATCATTAAAGTCAAATTCATTTAAAACCCAATTAACAAACTCTAATTTGTTTGCAATTAGTTTATCTCCTAAACCTTTGTCATCTATATCTTCAATCTTATTATAGTATTCAGATTCTATATGCATTAATTCTTTTATAGTTCTATTTATATTATTTTTTAGTCTATGTCTAAATAAACCAGTATGCATTGCTTCTTCTAAAAAGTGTTGATTTACAAATGATGTTATTATTGCGCCACTAATCTTTTCTAAATTCTTTTTTGTTAGTTCCATATTTGGTAATTGTAATTATGTTCGTTATAGTATTGTTTTGTTTCTTCTATCTTGTCTGCCAATAATTGTTCAAGATAGTTATAGATGTAATCTATTTCATCATCTGATGCTTTGTATATTTCTTCTCCTTGATAAAAATTAGTTTCTAATATCTCATCTTTTAAACTTACTTCTATTAAGTATTGTTCAGTATCTGAAATTAAAGTTACTTCATTTGGCAATGAGTTTATACAAAAATCTCTATTGTGATACTCTGGGTCTATTGTTTTTATAATATTAATTAGATTCATATTATTTGTATTCTTGTTTTGCGTTCTCTAACTCTAATCTTATTTGAACTTCAAGTATTTCTACTTGTCTTTGTAACCATAAATTGTCTGTTATGTTTACATAACTTTTTATTAAGTCTAGTGTTTCTTCCATTTGTTTTGTTTTTAACTGTTAAATAATATTAATATCATTGATATAAACCATAAGCACATATAAGCAACTATCATAATCATAAGTAGCACAAATAAGAACTCTCCGAATCTTGTAAGCATCTTCTTCATAATTATACGTTAAAGATTAAACCTAATAACATTCTTGCTATAAAATAGCTTGGTGCTAAAATCAATACTAAAGTTTGTAATTTTTTCATCTTGTTTTGTTTTAAAAGGGAGGTTTTACCCTCCCATTGTTTTTATTTTTTTATAATATATTCTTTTTTTAAATCTCTTACTATTCTCTCATATAGAGCAACCTCTTGCGATAAACTAGCTCCTTTTATATACCATTGGTATTGTCCAATTTTTTCTGATTCTAAACTTCTAAACTCTTGTCTTGTTACTATTGTCATAATATTTGTTTTAATTAATAATAGTTAAATATAATACTATTTATTTAATTAACAACTATATTAACAAATTTTAACAAAATTTTAACATTTACGAAATTACAATACAAACAATGCCAATTATAATATAAGCCACTATTGATGCCATTACTATAAATGATATCAGTCCTTTTTCTGTGCTTGATTTATTCATAACTCTTTGTATTTGTTTTTTAATGATATGTAATGATAATCTGATTTGCTTAACTTTAAATCCATTAAGTCATCCATTGCATCTTGTCTTTTAATGCAAGGTGGTAATTTATCAATTAGCTGTTGTAGTTTCTGTATTAATTTTTTTTTGTACATAATTCTTTTTTTAGTTTTTCAATATATAATGTTGCATCCATTAATTCTTCTTGTAGGTGTTGTAGCCATTCTAAGGTACTTAAATCGTTTCTATCCATAGTATTATTGTATTTATTAATACCTACCCTAGAACGTTCTCTATATGAACTTACAACTGATTTAACAATACTATCTTGTTCTTCTTGCATCTCTGCCCATTTTTCTCTTGTATTCATTATTTCTCATATATTTTAGTTACTATTATTTGAAAGATACCAATATATAAAACTATATCTTCTTCATACATTTCAATATCATTAAAAGTATAATGTCTTATGCCAAATAATAATCCTTTAAAAAAACCTACTTTAAGTTCGTATCTTACTAAGTTCATTTATTTTTCTTTTTATCATGTTTGTAGATTTTTGTGTACAAATCCCAAATAGCTTGAAAAGATTCTTGATTATTAAACTCCTTTCCATTGTCGTAGTATTTACCTTTACCAGCAAACTCGTACCATACTTTAAATTTATTGTAGTAGACTACTGGATAAATAATAAAACCTTTTTTAAAACAGTATGCTTGCGCTTTATAGTTTAAATTTTTTAAAACTACAGTTTTTTTTAATTTAGGCATTAAGATCTAAGTCTTCGTATATTTTTATTAATTCTAATGCTTTTTCTACTCCATTTGATTGACAATACTTTCCTTCTTTTATTAATTGATTTTTGTATTGTATTATATCTTCTTTATCTTTATTGTTTAAAAAACTATCTAAACAACTTTTATAAGCAACTCGCTCTAATAATTTACATTGTTCTTTTTCACTCATAAACCTAAATCGTAGAATTCTTTATTTTCTAAATACTTTTTATAATTTTCAGTAGCTATATTTAATTTTTCATATCCACTTTGTATAAAATCATTAGTAAATTCAAAAAACTTAACTTCTTGTGTTCTTTTGTCAACAACAACATATTTAAATTCAAAAGCATTAAACAGTTCTAAATATAATGCTGCTTGTAAATCATAGTTCCAATGTAAAGCTGCTTCATCAAATCTACTGATATCACTTGTTGTTTTCAGATCTATAACTATTCCAGGTAAACATATATCTGCTTTACCTCTAAAAGGTAAATTATTATAATATCCAATTTCAGGTTTTTCAAAGTGAGCAAATCTAACAATCTCTCTAAACTCATCATTTTCTAAAACAGAATCAGCAATACTTTTACATCTATTTAACTCAGACCTGGTATAAACTGTTTGTGGTATTTGTTCTTGAACAGCTAGCTTATAAGCCTTACTACCTTTTGTTGAATCAATTATTGTTAATTCATCTATCCTATGTGGCTCTAAAGAAAGTAAATGTATCAACCTACCATCCCTTAACGCTTGACCTTCTTTTCCGTTATCATCTTTATTAAGCATTTCAACATAAGATTCAGGACCTTCCATTAAACTTTTACAAGAAGAACTAGACAAAGCATTTTTACCAAGATAACCATAGTAAAACTCATCATCCATCATTTTCTTTAGGATATCTTCTTTTTTAAATACTTCGTTGTTAAGTAGTTTTATTTCTTCCATTAGTTATTTTTTACAAATGTTCCATTGACCATTTTACCTTGTCTTGATTTTATAACATCATAAGCTGATTTAATACAATCTTCTATATTATGTCCTCTAAGTTTTGCAAGGTTAGTTAACACAACTACCATGTCACCTATAGCATCTATAACTTCAGGTTCATCATTTTTTAATATAGCTTGTGCTAGTTCACCTGATTCCTCCATTAATTTTACGTATTGAGTTCTAGCATCACCTGATTTATATATTCCTTTATCTTTAGCCCATTCTCTAATTAAATCAAATATATTTGAATCTTCTAGTCTATTATTTTCTATTAAAAAATCATGAGCATTTATTAATGATTGATTGTATATAAACATTTCATTATTAAATTGAGATTTTTTTAAATTTTTTAAAATCCAATCAGCTAAATCTTCACATATTATTATGTCTTTACCATTTAAATCATTTATAACACCTAAGCTTAATAAAAATTCTTTATTAATACTATTTTTTTCTACTTTAAATGTTACAGTATGGTTTGTTTTTTTAATCATTTTTTTATTTTTAACGTTTGTTAATTGTTCGTATGTGTTTGTATCTACTTTGTAATTCAATAATTCTTGATAATATCTTTCAGCATTAGAAGCTTTTTTTATATCTTTACTTTTAAATAAAATAGAATAATCTTTATAGCCTTGCTCTTTTTCAACTCTTTTTTTAATATCCTTAGTGCATCCTACTTTTATTCCTTTAATATAGTATACGTAATACATTTATTTTATGTTAACATTTATATTTGATCTTCCACATAAAGGATATAAATATGTATAATATTTCATTCCTTTTTTTATTTTCTTGTTTTTGAAAATAATATCATCTGTAGCTATTTCTTCTTTTTTACCACAGTAACCTATAGTTTCTCTATCAGCAAACTCAATTGTTTTTGAGCCATAAAATTTACCATCAACATGATAATCTACAGAATAACCTAAGTGTTCGAATTTTACATTTTTATAACAGTTCATAATATTTTGTTTTTATTTATATGACTAATATATACAAAAAAAATAAATAAATAGCTTTTTTTAAAAATTTTAACATTATTTCTTATTGTAATGCCTTTTGTATATGTGTAAATTAGCAGCATAATGAGTATAAAAACCTTGATTTACATTTAAAGTTTTACAAACCATTTCATGTAATTTAAGAAAACAATAAGCATCATTACAAAAACCAAACCATAAATCATTAGATCTCATTAACACAGTCATGTGTAACAAATTAGAATCAGGTGTAAAATAAAATTGTATGCTAAGTGTACAAGGTGTGTCTTTAGAATACTCCTTATGTTCTTTTGCATCGTATATAGATATTAATGCACGTCTAGAATATTTATCCCTCTTGAGTTCATTTATAACGTAATCAAGTTGATTATTTCTACCCCACTGCCAACCGTAATTACTATTAACATAACCACGTTCATCCATGTGATTATACCATATTTTAGCTACTTTAGCAATATCAACAGCTGATCTATCTTGAGACTTATACCAATCCCATTCTTTTTCAGCATACGTTTGTTTAAATTTTCTAAAGTCACTTTTAACTATATGTTCACTAGTATCTGTTATAGTAAACATTTGATTGTACATTGCTTTAGTGCCTGTTTCAACTTGTTCCTGTTGAGAATCTAACTTGTCATAGTAATATTCAAAAGCATCTGTAATTGTTTTAAATTGCCACATATTATTTAATTTTTATATTTTTAATATCTACAGGATATTTATATCCATCTTTTGATTCAAACATATAAACAGTAGAACCATCAATAAGTTTTTCTTTTTTATAGTATTTACCTACTAAGTTACTACCAGCAAAATTAAAATAATAAAGTTTGCCTGTTTGTAATTTGCTCATTTGTTTTATCTAATTTATTATCTGTTAATTTATCAACTATTTCAGATATTCTTTTATCAAAAGTATCTTTAGTCCACATATAACTTAAAATGTTTTCACTTTGTTTTTTTGCGAATAAAGCTAACTCTGTATCTTTTGAATTTTCAAAATCTATAGGTTCTAAATTTAAAGCTTTAAAATCATTATCACTACTAATCAATATAGATTTACTTATAGCTGCATATACATATCTAATTCTAAACCAACCTGAACCTGAGTGTGGATATTCAGGACAAAGTATACTCCAATAATTATTACATTTATTAAAAACATCTAATTCGGTTTTTAATAATTCACTTGTTTCAATTCTTTTTGCACCAAAATAATCAACATCCCATTTAAATTTATTCCTTTTAACCCATGGTCTATGATCTACAAGTGATGCTAACATGTGTTTTCTTTGTTTTACAACTGGTTCTACGCTAGAAGGAATTAACCAATTTTCTAATACATAAGGTGTAAGATCAACATTAAAAATATTTTTAACTCTTAATATATCTCTAACTTTTTGCTTGTCACCCCAATCAAAAGCTGGAACTAAAGCATTTTCATATTCTCCATTTGATATTTTTCTAACAACTTCTTTAACTATATTTTTATCAAAATTAGGATGATCAGCACCTCCATAAAAAGGTTTACCATTACTCCATCTTTTACTTATAGTTTTATTTAATATTTCATCATCTAACATTTTATCAATAGATTTCATTGTTCCATCTATTTTCCAGTCTTCGTGAAATATAATAACATTTTTTGCTTTGTAAATTGCATACATAGCATTTAATATATCTCCACTATAATTGTTACTTCCAAAAGAACCTATGCCAACTATTGATAAATCATATTCAGATAAATCATCTCCATACTGAACCTTACGTCTATCTACTTTATATCCTTGTTTTCTAAGAGAATTACATATAATAGAACTATCATCTATTCTTTTAACCCTCGCTCTTTTCCAAGCGTTATCATCTGTTTGTTTAGCTGTACAGCCTGTAAATAAAATTTTTCCCATTTTGTTTTGTTTTTATATTCCGTTTTCGTAATTATTATATGATGCTAAATATGCTACTGCATCAAGTAGGTTATCTTCTTTATGATTATAAGATTGTCTAGATAACTTTAAAGCTACAAGACACATATACATATCTTTAGCTGTAAAATGTTTACCAGTAGATCCTGAAGCAATCATAGCTGCTCTTTCCATACCTTCACTAAAAGGTCCGTATTGACGTTCTTTTTCTTCTGAACGTAAATTAATAATTTCATTTGCTTTTTCTAAAATATTCATTTGTTTTTATTTTTATTCTGCTAATATAAAACTTTTTTATTTAAAAATTATAATCGTTATCAACAAATTCTGGTAAACCATTTTCATTTATTGTAAAACTAAAAGTTTCAAAACCTCTATTTCTACTTCTTTTACATTCTGCTGTTATCCATCCTTTATTAACTCCATTCTTTTCTAACTTAATTTGTGTTTCTGCTTTCTTCTCTAAAAAGCTACCAAGATGTCCAGTTGGTTTATCAGAACCATAATTACTATGTATAATTGTAACAATATGGCATTGCAGCTCATCTGTCCAACTCATTAACTTTTGTATTGTTTCATTACATTGCTCTAAATTGTTTACATCTGCAACTAAATCAGCAATACCATCAATGATAACTAATCCAATATCTTTTCCTTCTAATTTGTCATTTAAAATGTAATCAATAAAATCAACTCTATCTTTATAACTCATTGTTCTTAAAGCATAAGTATAATAATTATCATCATCTGGCATATCATTCATTAGTATTGGTCTACGAAATACTTTTTGACAATGAAACTTTCCTTGCTCTGTATCAAAATGAATTATCTTTCTGCCTTTTCTATGTCCTTTTATTAATCCACTATATTTATTTGTATCACTTTGATATGCTGATACAAGTAAACTAGAAAAAAATGATTTCATTGATTTTGGTGGTGCTTGTATAAAAGAAAAATTTCCGTATGTACCAATTGGAATATGATATTCTACAACATCTCCATTATGATTTATGTCATTGTAAGTGCCACAACTAATTGCAACTGGTGGATATTTAACATCTTTACTAATATCAACATAGGCATCATCCTCCATAAGCTGCATAAACATTCTTTTTGTTTCATCATCTTGTGTTTTTGTTTTGTTCGTCATCTATATATTTTTGTATTTTTTTCTTGTAAAATTTACCAAGTATATTATCATTTAAGAATTTATCATTTTCTAAAACGTTTTCAGTAAATTGTAGTTTTGTTTCATAATAACTCATCATTGTTTTATTATAGCAAATATATATAATTTCTCTATAACAATGTTTTATGTCCCAATCTTTCGTTTCCTTGTTGCTACCAGTGTATTTCATCCAGTTACTTTCAACATAATCTATTCTTTTACGTTTATAGCCCTTAAGAGGTTTTCTAGTACGTTTATTAAGTAGTATTTTTCTACCAATATAAACCTGTTCTGTCTGTCTATTAAATATTCTATAAACAAAACCAATAGCATCTGCTGGTAAATCTTTTCTTGATTTTATTCTTTGGCCTTTATAGTTCCACATAGTGAAAAAAAAGGAGGTTTTTACACCTCCCTTGTAATTTAAAATGGCATATCATCTACAGAAACTGATTCTGTGTTTTCTACTTTTGATTCTTGTCTTTGTACAAAAGATTGTAAATCGTCTGATGCATAGTAAATTTTACCATTTGCAACATACTTTTTCTTTTCTCCATTATCTCTTTGTTCTTTTGATTGAGGAATAGTAAACGATACATTTTGACAGTAATTACCTTCTTGAAAAATAGAAAAGTTTAATTTTAATTTTTTTAATGCTTTACCATTTTCATCTTTTTTTGGTACTAATTCTCTTTGTGAATTGTACGTTAAGATGTCTTCAAAATATTGAGATAATTTTTTAATTTCATCTAATCTTAATTCAACATCTCCTAATAAATAACTTTTGTTTGCACTCATAATTTTACTTGTTTTTAAATTTATAATCCAGTTGTAATTCCATTATCAATAACACTTATAATGTGTCTAAATACACTTCTTTCTTGTTCACCAGTTACATCCACTCCGTTTAAAAGTAGCCTGTAATAGTCTTTCTTGTCTGTTGGTTTTAATTCTATACTATTCATATTATTTAGTTAAAAGTTCTTTTACTTCTTTTGATATCCTGTACTTTTCTTCAACTTTAGAAATGTTACCTCCACCTTTTAAGTATGTCTGTACTTTCTTAAATTCAACAGTATCTTTATTTAACCAACTCTTTTCAGTTGATTTAGCACCTTTTCCATGTGTGTTTGTAGAATCAGCATCTTTTGTATCATCAATTAAAAATAAACCATTTAAACAATACTTACGCGCATAAGATGAACTACTACCAAAACTTTGTGCTATGTCCATACCTTTTCTGTTTGGGTCTATACCAGCTTGTGCTTTAGTATGTACTGAATCTTTACCATCAGATATAAATGCCATTGCTTCAACAAACAATACTCCACATACTTCTCTTACTTCATCAGAGATTGTTAATGTACATTTGTATTTATCTAGTAGAGGTTTAACTGCTTCTAGGATATCTTCACAACTTCGATAGTTGTACTTTCCAAAATTGTTCCTTTGGTTTTTTGGTGCTTTTAATTCGGCTTGAATCTTTCTTAATTTTTCCATAATTTAATCTATTGTTACATTTAATTTTAAAATATTTTTAACACCATCAGTTTCTTTTACTTGATAGTTAATTGACACATCTGTGATGTTGTGGTCTTGATTTGTATGCATCTCAATCGTTGATTTTAATGCATCCCATACTGAATTGTTTACTCTCATAATTTATTATTTTGTGTAAAATTAAATAATAAAAACATATAAAAGTGTTAAAGAAATGTTAAAATTTAAAAAGGAGAGTTTTTATACCCTCCTTCTTAATGCAAATGATAAAAAAAAACAAAACTAAAAAAATACTTTATGGGAAAGATAATTTAATTATATGTTAAATATATAACTATTTAAAATATAAATAAAATGTTGTTATTAACAAATGTAGTATATAAATATAATATCATAAAATTATATTATTTTTAAATTTATTTACTATTATTAATATTATTTATTTATTTGAATATAAGATTATAAATAAAAAAAATGTAAATTTATATATTATTTTTAAATAAAAAAAATAATGTTTTATTTTATTTTTTTCTTATTTTTTCTAATGTTCTTGCACCGAAGTATCCACCATAAACAAGCATTAGTAAGTTACCAAGTAAAGATACCCATTCAGAATCTATTTTGAATGATTCTAATGAACTATCAAGTATAATATAAATAAATAATGTCAATGTTAAAAAAGCTAAACTTAAAGGTCTTATATTTTTACTTAACCAACTATCAGACATCATATCATATTGCCAACGTTTGGTTACCTCTTGCATTTCAATAACATCTTGTTCAAGTTCTTTAACTAACATTTCTTTTTCTACTTCTGTTAGTTCTTTATTACTAAAAATAGCTTTCACTATATGAGATATTTTACCACCTGTGATTGCATCAAATACAGGTGACACGTTTTTACCAGTATTTACAAGACTTCTTAATAGATTTCCAAAGAAAGTACCTTTGCCATTGTTTTTTAGTTTTTTGTTTTCCATATTAATATGTCCAAATTACTTTTTGAGATTTGTCTTTATCATCATCAACGTGTATAAATGTATCTGCAATACCAATACGATTAAAACCAACTTGCATAAGAGCATTTAAAACTCTGTATCTAGTTCTACTATCAGTTGTTCTTATGTCTACAGCTAGACCTTTAATATGACTTGAGGTAGGGTTTTTTATAGACTCTGGATGTTCTGGACTTCTATAAGCAGAATTAATTACAAATGGTACTTTAGCAAACTCTCTTGCTTTGTCTAGTTTAGCAAGAAAGTCTGCATCCATTTTATATTCTACTTCTTTAAAGTATTTTGTCATCGTTTTTTTTACCTAGATTGTAAATTTTCATAATTGTATAAACAATAGATACTAAAAGTAAGGTTAATTTTAACCATTGTTCTATATCAGAAAAACTAACCATAAAGGTTATAAAGTTTAAAGCACCTAATTTAATATCTTGCATATCCACCTTAATTACATTTTGTGTGAATTGTAGTCTAATCCGTAGAAAGAATGTACACCATTACCTTCAATGTCTATTGCGTAAGACTTCCAACCATAAGGGTGGTCTACTGATGTTACCTCTGGAGTTACTACCATACCTTCTTCATCTAAAACTGCTTCTTCTTCTATTGTAGTAATATCATCATCGTGCCAACATACGTCAATATGCCAACCTTCTGATAATACTGGAGCAGTTACTTCTTCTCCTTCTTCGTCATATTCCCCTTGTTCAAGAACAATATTTCCTAGTTGTACAATAGTACTTTTGTGAGTTGGATATTCGTTTCCATCTTCATCAGTTGCAGTTCCAAGAGCATCAATTTTACTTTGTGCTTGTTCTCTTGAATCAAATTCGTATTTTGCTATTCTCATTACTTATTTATTTTAACTTTTGGTTATAACTATTAGTTATTATATTATCTGTATAGTTTTTTTAATTTTCTTATCTTATTTCTTTCCTTATGTAAAGATTTACTCTTGTTGTTATTATAGGTGTAATTGTTACA